TTTTGCACTTTTTGAAAATGAATATTTTCTATAAAAAATCCAGAAAAACTAATGAATTGTAACAATTAATTAATTAATTGTTACAATTCATTAAAAAAATATCAAAAAATCCATTTTCAAAAAGTTCTCGGAATTTGGAATTTTCTTTTTTCTTCTTTTTCTTTTTTCAAAATATTTTGCACTTTTTGAAAATGAATATTTTCTATAAAAAATCTAGAAAAACTAATGAATTGTAACAATTAATTAATTAATTGTAACAATTCATTAAAAAAATATCAAGAAATCCATTTTCAAAAAGTTCTCAGAATTTGGAATTTTCTTTTTTTTTCTTTTTCTTTTTTCAAAATATTTTGAACTTTTTGAAAATGAATATTTTCTATAAAAAATCCAGAAAAACTAATTAATTGTAACAATTAATTAATTAATTGTAACAATTCATTAAAAAAATATCAAGAAATCCATTTTCAAAAAGTTCTCAGAATTTGGAAATTTCTTTTTCCCTCTTTTTCTTTTTTTCAAAATATTTTGCACTTTTTGAAAATGAATATTTTCTATAAAAAATCCAGAAAAACTAATGAATTGTAACAATTAATTAATTAATTGTTACAATTCATTAAAAAAATATCAAAAAAATCCAGAAAATATTTTACTCACTATATTATTACATCAATTCATACAAAAAAAATTTATATAAAAATATATGAATTAATCCTCCATTATTGTTTCGATGCTATGTAGCTTTAATCTTTTTCTTATTTCTACAATTAGTTTACTGAAAAAACCTCGTCCTTGTACGAATAGTTTTGCTTTTACAGCACAACACAAGTCTATGTCAGCATTGTTAGAATTAAAATGTTCTGCGCCTAACTCTTTCATTACATTTTGTAAATATATATTTGACATATTAATACATTCTTCATAGTTTTTTGAACTAGTTTCAGAAAAAAAACATTTACCAATAATATATTTTTTATTATCATTATTTTCAAGTAAAGATTTAATATAATTTATATCTAATGGTTTTTTCCCTTTTTCATGAAATTCATTTCCAGAAATAACATCTCCTAATCGTAAATGTATTACTACACTTTCTGAAATATCTTTTGGTAAAAAATCAATAATTTTATTTATATGGTCCAAAACAAGTCTAGTAATTAGATCTATATCAACAGGTTTATTATTTTTTAAAATATATTTACTACCAATAGAATCAGGATGTTCTATTAGTATTTTATATTTATTACTTTCGTTTAATCCTAATAATACCAAATCACCTAATCTATAAGATGAAACCAGTTCTGAAAAATTTTTTTTATTATCTACTTCTGGTGTATTTGTATCTACTTTGTATAAAATATCTTTCTCATATACACTGGTCAATAATGCTTCATAATCTTTCATGAATGGTACTGGATCCATTGATTTTACAAATTTATCATGGATTGTTTTTTTATAACAATCTATTTTCTTAGGATTATTTACAAGTTCTTCTACTTTATTTATATATTCTTCTTCACTATATGATACTAATTCAGGAAATCCACAATGTAATAAAATGTCAGTTGCTGTGTTATGTAAGTGAATATTTGGCTTTGAATACGTTACTACTGGAATTGAATTATAAAGTGCATTGCAACACGTTGTCATTCCTGAATGTGGATATGTATCCAATAAGATATCAACTTTTGAATACAATTCGTAATAATTATTAGAATCTAAATTGGAATTAATATACGGTATTAATACAAGTCTATCTTTTGATACATTTAATTTTTTAATATAAAAATCTAATCGTTTTTCTACATCATATTCTGCGTTCAATAGTATCATTAACCTTGTATTAGGACACTTTTTAAGTATGATCTTCCATGATTCGATAACATATTTGTTCATTTTTTCTTCACGATTGAAGGCCGCAAGTACAATTTTATCGCATGTAGATTTTGGATTTATTTTAATTGATTGATAATAAGAACCATTGTATAAATAACAACATCTGTTCATGTGTAACAATTTCTCACTATAATATTGTGTAGTATTTTCTACATCACAAACGTAGTCTGTTATTTTATAATCAATACATGATAATCCGGTTGTATTCAAATACCCTATATATGTCATTTGTACAGGACAAGGTTTATATGTCAATGCGTCAATCGAATTACCAGTTGTAATACCATTTAAATCAATCAAAATATCAATATTATTTTTCTTTATTAAGTTTACAATTTCTAATGATGTCATATTCGTTATTAAGAAATATGTGTGTTCTAAATTGATGAATAAATCATTACTAGTAAAAGGACTATTCGTGAATAAATAAATATCGAATTTTTCAATATCATGGTTTTGTAAAATAGGTAATATAAATGACGATACTGCGTGGTTTATAAAATCGCTTGAAATATAGCCAATCCTTGGTTTTTTATTATGTTTATGAATTGTTTTTATTGATTGTTTTTTCATAAACGCTTCATACGCATAATAAATATCATTTGCCAGTGTATCATATACAAAATTTGAACCATAGATACAACTACTTAATATATTTGTATGTATATGAATTTCTTCATCTGTATATGATTGCTTTGAATTCTTCAATATTTGAGTTGATTCGTATTCTACTAAATTTTGCTGATATATTTTTTCTGCATTATCTAGTTGTCCTAATTTTTCATATACATTTGCTAAATTACATTGACATCTAGCTATGTTGCCCCAATTTTTTTTTGAATTTGTATTCATAATCGAAACTGCCTTTTTCAAATAATATACTTGCTTATATAATGAAATTTTATCTAATGTGTCTACATATAAAATTATAAAACGATAATCCTCTAAAAATGTATTTAAATTACTATTTTCTTCCATTAATTTTAATAATTTTCCATGATGTTTTTTTTTTACTAAACAAATAGACAATTCTATAACATTTTCAATGTTTGAATTATTTATATTATATGATTTTTCAAAACAATCAAAAGCTTTATCTATATTAATTGTTTTGAATTCGAATCCAATATAATAATATAAATCAGGTCGATTTGGATATAATTCTACTAATTTTTGGACTATTTCTTCTTTAGTATTAATATCCTTTACATGTTTCATAAGTTTAATTCCTTCAGCAACTAATACTTCTTCATTTTTATGTATCATATTATTATTTAGGGTATCGTTATATAATTTAAAAAAATCCATATGTATATGTATATATATGTCTTTAAGTACTAATTATAAGATAAATGGAACCGAATTTGGTACTGCTTTTGACACAAGTAGTCCGGGTGGAACTTTATTTGGACAAAGTAGTATTGTAACTGGTATAAAGGATAACGGTACTGATATTGGCAGTTTAATAACAAATATGCCTTCTTATTTTGCGAGTAGTTACAACCCGCCTTCTAGCATAGCCGGAAAATATACTTTTAATAATATTAATGCTACATGGACATCATCTAGTAGTGCCCCTATTAAAAGTTGGACTTCTATATCAATATCAAGTACAGGACAATATGCTGTTGCTGGTGCCGTCAATGTTGATGCTACTAATGATAAAATTTATTACTCAAGTGATTCAGGAATAACGTGGACATCATCTAGTAGTGCCCCTAGTGCGAGTTGGAGAGGTGTATCAATCTCAAGTACAGGACAATATGCTGTTTCTGGTATATGGGATGGTCGAATTTATTACTCAAGTGATTCAGGAATAACGTGGACATCATCTAGTAGTGCACCTAGTGCGTATTGGTATAGGGTATCAATATCAAGTACAGGACAATATGCATTAGCAACAGCATATGATGGTAAAATTTATTACTCAAGTGATTCAGGAATAACATGGGCATCATCTAGTAGTAGCCCTCCTAGTGGGGAGGTGTATGTATCAATCTCAAGTACAGGACAATATGCTGTTGCTAATATGTGGAATGGTCGAATTTATTACTCAAGTGATTCAGGAATAACGTGGACATCATCTAGTAGTGCCCCTAGTGCGAATTGGGCTTCGATATCAATCTCAAGTACAGGACAATATGCTGTTTCTGGTATATGGAATGGTCGAATTTATTACTCAAGTGATTCAGGAATAACGTGGACATCATCTAGTAGTGCCCCTAGTGCGAATTGGACTTCTATATCAATATCAAGTACAGGACAATATGATGTTGCTAATGTATATAGTGGTAAAATTTATTACTCAAGTGATTCAGGAATAACATGGGCATCTAGTACTTCCCTTACATCAAATATTCTTTGGAATTGTATATCAATATCGAGTTCAGGACTATATGTTGTTGCTTGTTCGACGGGGAATGGTAGAATTTATTACGCAAACCTATTCTCCGATTTATGTAAAGTATTAATGCATAAACCTATTAGTAATACTACATGGACAACTACTAGTAGTGGTTCAGCCAATTGGAGATGTGTATCAATGTCAAGTACAGGACAATATGCTGTTGCTGGTGTATATAATGGTCGAATTTATTACTCAAGTAATTCAGGAATAACGTGGACATCATCTAGTAGTGCCCCTAGTACGAATTGGGTTTCGATATCAATCTCAAGTACAGGACAATATGCTGTTGCTAATGCATATAATGGTAAAATTTATTACTCAAGTGATTCAGGAATAACATGGGCATCTAGTACTTCCCTTACATCAAATATTTATTGGAATTGTATATCAATATCGAGTTCAGGACAATATGCTATTGCTAGTGTTTATCATAATAGTGGTACTACATTATATTACTCAAGTAATTCAGGAATAACATGGACAGCTACATCACAAACAACACCATATTTTACTGGAGTAGCAATATCATCTACTGGACAATATGGTGTTGCTTGTACAGCTGATTATGGTGGCTCTCTAATTTTTTACTCAAGTAATTCAGGACAAACATGGATGTCGGCGACTAGTTTAAGTAATACCCCGTATAGTCTAGCAATATCATCTACTGGAACATATGCGATTTGCGCCGTTAATAATGGAACTATTTATTACTCAAGTAATTCAGGAATAACATGGACAACATCAAATGCCACTACTGCGTCTTGGTATAATGTATCAATTTCAAGTACAGGACAATATGCTATGGCTTGTGCCGATCTTAGCAAAGTAATTTATTATTCAAGTGATTCAGGACGAACGTGGACATCAACTAACTCTCAACCTCTAAATTGGCGAAATGTATCAATATCATCTACCGGACAATATGGTATTGCTTGTGCTTATAATAATAATAATATTTATAGAATACAACAATAATAAACTTTTTCATACTTATCATTTTATCAAGTATTCATTTTATCAAGTATGTATATAGAGAATAAACAAACTCATAAACGCAAATTATAGATGAAAATATTCGTTACATCGACCTGAAATAATTGTAATCGAAATGTACATTTCGATTAGAATTAATTTTTTCGGAGAAGGTTCGTATACATTATATTCGTATTTTTAAAAAATAAAATATGAATTTAGTTTTTATTAGATGGAAAATTTATTCCTTTTTGCCATTTTCACAACCGTTTTGTTTGTTTTAATCAAATTAGTTGAAATGAAGTATTTAGAGAAAGAGTTCAAACCCCTGAAATATATTGTCAGAGACGCAGTTATTGTATTCAGTTCTGCTTTAGGTGCTGCATATGGATTTTTTTATATGAAAGGATCTATTAACGATTTCTTCAACATTGTCACAGAAAATAAAACTCTTAACATGGAAGCCACCCAAATATTTACAGATACACCTGGATTCTAATCAACATTTTATTATAATTATGTATATTTGTCTACATACTCTTCATATATTTCTTTCATAACACGATGACCATGATCATTATAATGATATATTTTTGGTTCATGCACTATTAAATCATTAATATTATATCCTTTTTTTGTTATTTCTGTAACTGGATCAATAAATAAAAGATTTTTCTTTGCGCAAATGTTTTCTAATAATTTGGATAATTCATACCTTTCGCCCTTATATTCTGTCACTATATGTCCAACAAATATTATTTTATTATTATTTAACTCATTCATTATTTCAGTAATATCATTTTCTATTTCTTCATCTGTCTGTTTGTTTATTTCAATATTGTTTGATATTATCTCATTACTGAATTGAGATAACGCGCTATGAACATATACATTATTATATTTATAAGTATTTTTTCCACATATTTCAATAATAAAAATATCCGTTTTTTCAAATATTTCATCAAAGTCTTTTGAATATATCGGTTTTTTATCTATCATTGGTGTCCTAAATGTAGTTATAGTTTGTTCTGGTGACAAATGATTGTATTTAATAAATTTAATTACTTCTAAAATTTCTTTTGTATCATAAGTATAAGAAATTTCAAATTTAATTCGCGTATTATAACTTGATAATGAATCTAACCTACAAGTTCCAAATATAGTAACATTTTTTGAAGTCATATAATATTATAATATTATATATTATCATTTACTACGCATAACATGGCATTGCATCTATATCAATCGAACCCTCTATTTTTTCATCAATCTTAAATTGATTAAAAAAAGGGTCTGATAATTGTGCTTCAGGGGTATGCTTATGAACAGTTCTAGCAATCATTTTATACAATTTGAAGTTCTCATATCTTTCGTCGCCATTTTTCATATATAACACATTCTTTCCATTATCATCTGTTACCCATCGAATCACCGTTCTTTGTAATTCGTCTGGCTCAAACCCCTTTTCCGTCTCATCTTCGATATCTAAAATAAAATCATATATAGAACACCCTAATCGACATAAATCAAAACTATAATTCGGATCTAAACGCGGTTTTCTATCATTAAAATAAGGTTCGAAATTATATTGTGTATGTGCATCACCTTCCGGTGCAAAACTATCGCTACAAAACGTCTTTCCTTGAAATTTATATATGGCTCTTCCATAGTCTATTATTTTGAATATTTTGCCATAAGTAGGAACCTTATAAAACGTATTTGCGTATTTATATGTAATAAACTCTTGGTCGGTTTTAATAAACATGATATTATTTGTATGAAGGTCATTGTGTGTAAAGTGAAATACTTTTTGGTATATAAGAAGAGACATGATCACTTGAAATAGAGCGCTCGCTGCAGTATTTAAATCTAATTCTCTTTTTACAAATAGTTCGTCTAATGTGCCTTCGCATTTCTCAAGACAAATCATTTGAACCGGGAAATTATACAAAAACGCATTTATTTGTTTCTCATCTTCGTCTTCGTTTTGTTCATCGTCTTCATCTTCCTCTTGTTCAATGTCCTCTTCCTCTTCGTCTTCTTCGTCTTCGTCTTCCTCTTCATCGTCTTCCTCTTCCTCTTCGTCTTCTTCGTCTTCTTCGTCTTCTTCCTCTTCGTCTTCTTCGTCTTCTTCGTCTTCGTCTTCTTCGTCTTCTTCGTCTTCGTCTTCGTCTTCGACATCATCATTGTCTTCATCTTCCGAGTAATTCAATTCACTATTATTAGAACTATTTACAGATGATGTTTCTGACCCTGTTCTCTGATATACACAATCTGTTACGATTGGTTCTGCTTCAGATATATTGGGTCCGGTGTCAGATACAATATTTTCAATATTTTCAATATTTTCATCAATATCTAGTACATCCAAAGAAACATGTGAAACGTTTGAACTATTGTGAATAAGCAGCTTATTTTTATTATTTCGAGAACCAAAATTCACAAACGGACTATCTGTATCTTCGATTTCGTATATTTTACCTTTATTTTCAACAAAATAATCAGATTGTACCAAATAATCCAAATCATCGGCTGCATTAAATTTATATTTCTCTTGTATTCCTAAAAAAGAACCATAATAGTCAATTGCGTTTTTACAGTCATGATTATGTAATAACTGGCTTGACAAATAACAAAAGAAATTATCTACATATGAAGCATTATTCGGATTCTTCAATTTATCATTACATGTATTGTTATATGATGGAAGTGTTCTCAATGTTTCCGTATTATTCTTGTATTTTCCAATCAAAAATCGGATTGGATCTAATAATGGAGAAAATTTAACAAAAATATTACGTTCAATTTGAGAACCTGTTTCACTATCGACAACATGATTTAAATCCTGAATACAATATTTATGATTTAATGCAATAGTATCATAATTCGAATCATTCATTTCAAAAAATTTGTCATAAATCGGGTTATAACATTGTATATCTGATATTTGAAATGGTTGATAATTATGTGCTTCTTCTTGAATTGTTTTACTATTTGAATTCTCATACATTTGTTCTAAATCTTCGAGAACCACTTTTTTAATCTTTCGGTAATTGACATTGAATTTAGTCATTTATATACTTCAAAAGAATATTATATTCATGTATTTTAACGAAATATATATGTCTGCGTCTAAATGAATAATAAAAATACGTTGAATTATATATAATGACATTGGAATTGAAGAAGTTCGATATGAAAACAATCACCTTTAAACCTGATGAAAATAAAGGACCAGTTATTGTAATGATTGGACGTCGTGATACTGGTAAGTCTTATTTGGTAAGAGATTTATTATTTCACCATCAAGATATACCTATAGGAACTGTTATTTCTGGTACAGAAGCCGGTAATGGATTCTATGCGTCACATGTTCCTAAGCTTTTCATTCATGAAGAATATAATTCAGTATTGATTGAAAATATTCTAAGAAGACAAAAAGTGGTACTCAAACAAGTTAATAAAGAACTTGAACAATACAGGAGAACCACGATTGATCCTCGCGCATTTGTTATATTAGATGATTGTTTATATGACCAATCGTGGACGCGCGACAAATTGATGCGTCTTTTATTTATGAACGGCAGGCATTGGAAGGTAATGTTGATCATTACAATGCAATATCCACTCGGTATACCACCAAATTTGAGAACCAATATTGATTATGTCTTCATTTTGCGTGAGCCGTATATGACAAATCGAAAACGTATATGGGAGAACTATGCGTCTATGTTTCCTACTCTAGAATCATTCAACTCAGTAATGGATCAGACAACTGAAAATTTTGAATGTTTGGTAATAAACAACAACGCAAAATCAAACAAATTAAATGACCAAATATTTTGGTATAAAGCAGAAGGCAGACCAGATTTCAAGCTAGGTTCTAAAGAATTCTGGGAAATATCGAAGGGTATGGGTTCAGACGATGAAGACGAAGCATATGATCCAAGTAAATCCAAAAAGAAAAACACAGGACAACAGATAACAGTGAAAAAAGGAAAGTGGTGATAATCTCATGAAATACTATCGACATGTTCGAATATACTAAATATTTTTAGGAAATGTTTTCCATTCACTAGTGTTTATATCTTTATATTCAATAATATTATTATCTAAAACTCGTATTTCAAATTGTTTGTGTTCATTTAACCACACTTCTTGAGGATTAGACGGTTTATTTTTTGCGAAATGAGCAGTATTATCAACTCTATCTTTGTAAGTGAAGAAAATGAAATCGAATAATGGAAATATAATATTGTAATTTCCTTTACTTTCACCTTTTGTTAAATGATGAAGTGTATGATACCAAAATAAATATTTATATACAGATGAATTTTCATTCGGTACAAAAAAACGAACTGGACTATATACAGTGTTATCACTAAATTTTAATTTCTTATTACATTCTACATATACCTTATGATAATGACTATGTATGGAACTCCATACCCATAAATAAACATTCATCAATAAAAATGTCATAAACAGTGTAAACGTTAATGAAAATGATTTCTTAAAATTCGGAAAATAATTCCAAAATAGTGTCATACTTATTATTGCAAGAATACATATTGAAATAATTTCACTATCTATCATATTGAATACTAAACCTTCTTCAATATAATTATCTGATGGAAGCGTTTGGTCTAAATATGTTTGTTTATGATGGGCAATATGAGAATTTTCCATTTTTATATCAAAATAATCCAATAGTTTTTTTAAAAATCCATTGTAATGCATTACATAATAATGAGACAACCATTCAAATAATGAAATAAATATGTAAAACATAACTATAAACCATACAAACATCATCATATCATTCTTGATTGATTTCATATAATGTATATTATTATATAATCTCCTCTCATATATTTCAATTTGTATATTATAATATATTATACAAATTATAAAACCATTTTTGTTTACTCGCTTTCGGTAACCGTAATTCCATCATCATTTAATTTTTGTTGATTGTATTCAATCACTTTATCATTATATGCTTTTGTCTCTTCTTCTGTTGCAACTTCTCTACCATCAAAATCAACTGTTTCTTTTACACCTACTAAATTGCCTTGTTCATCAATCGATTGTGTCAATTTGTTACCACTCTTTTGTGCCAATTTAATATTTTCTTCAATTGCCTTCTTCTTTGTCTCTTTGACTCGGCGCTCAAATTCCTCTTTCGCCTTCTCTTCGTTCTTGATTTTTTCACTATGTAGTTGATTCAATTCATCTTCCATAAACTCGATTCGACCAGTCTTATATGCGTCAGGATCCCATGGTAACCAAATACCTACTGGACCTACTAAAATATCATGGTTTGGGTCAAGATCACGGATCTTCTTACATTTCATTTCTGCTTCCTCTTGACTCGGAAATACACCACGTATTTTTAATCCACGCACAGATGTTTGGAACTCGTGCGCCTTTTGAAACTTTTGCGTTAAAGCCTCTTCGTTCTTATCCAAAAAATTCTTGTAATCGTCTTCCACTCCTTGTTGCTTAAGTTTAACACCTTCTTCTGTAATAAACTCGGTATAATCAGTCATAATTGTTTCCACATCCAATCCATGTTTAAAAGAGATGAAATGAATAAAATCGAAAAATTTATCCATCGATTTCTTGAAATCCCATTGTTTTAGGAATTCTTCAAACATATAAATTTCTCTTTGTTTCAATAACTTTTCGGGTGAAATAAATGACAGACATGCGAATTTTTGTCCAGCAATCGGTTGGTCTTCATCACATAAATCAATATATTTAGGATTAATTTGACCATTTTCCAAAATCTTTCTTTCGAAACCTGACATTATATATATTTAGCAAGACTTGTTTATATTATTTTAAACTTATTACAATTTTTTTATTTTGTTATAATATATAACAAAATGAGCGGAGGATTCGATTTTTCAGAGCTTATCAAAAGAGCTATTAAGTACATTGTCGAGGGTATTATTGTCGCTTTAGCAGCTTATGCTATTCCTAAAAAGTCTTTGAACATTGAAGAAGTCGTTATTATCGCATTGACTGCAGCGGCTACATTCAGCGTTCTTGATGTTTTCATACCATCTATGGGTGCGGGCGCAAGAGGAGGCGCAAGTTTTGCAATTGGCAGCGGAATTGCAGGAGGAATTAAGCTAGCAGGTGTTTAAAAAACTTTATTTTTTGCTGCATAATAAAATTATATAATTTATTCGTTAAATTATATAAAAACTATATTATAGATCATATAATGGAAATAGAAATAGCTGAATTAAGAAAGGAAAATACTATGTTAAAAATGGAATTAGAAAAAATTAAAGAACAATTAAATAGATATGTTGCGCCAGAACGTCATAAAACGTATTATGATAATAATAAAGAAAAAATAAAAAAACGAGTAAAAGATTATCAAGAGAATACAAACTATCAATCGACCATTTCAAAAGAAAAGAAAAAACAATACGCAAGAACCGCATATTTAAATAAAAAAGCAAAACTATCAAAAATACAGATGTTAGATGAAAATATATAATTTAACGGAAAAAGACATAAAAACAACATTCATTATATACATATATATGTCGGTATCAAAATATACATATGATGTATTGAAACGATATTGTCTGAAAAACAATATTATTCTTTCAAAAGATTATTCACAATTACCTCTAAAAGGGAAGGCAATTATAGAAGCAAAATGTAAAAATGAGGAATGTAATAATAATTTCAGTAAATTATTTTCTACATTATTACTGTATGAAAATTTTTATTGTAAATCATGCTCTGGAAAAGTGACTTACGCAAAAACTAAAAAAACGTGTTTGGAAAAATATGGAGTTGAAAATGTATTTCAAAGTAATACCCATAAGGAAAAAATAAAGGAAACTTGTTTGGAAAAATATGGTGTAACAAATCCTATGAAAAATGAAAAGGTTCGTGAAAAAAATAAGAAAACATGTTTTGATAAATATGGCGTGTCGAATGTTTTTAATTCAGAAATACATAAGGAAAAAATAAAAAATACATGTCTAGAAAAATATGGTGTTGATTGTCCATTTAAGTCAGATATTGTAAAAAATAAAATTAAAAATACAAATATGGAAAAATATGGTGTAGAAAATCCATCACAAAACCCTGATACTATTAAAAAAACAAAAAAAACATGTTTAGAAAAATATGGAGTTGAACATCCATTACAGAATAAAGAAGTCATTTCAAAAGTCCAAAATACCTGTATGGAAAAATACGGTGTGAAAAATACATTTCAACACGAAGATTTCAAACAAAAATCGCGAGAAACATGCTTAGAAAAATATGGAGTTGAAAATGCTATAAACTGTGAATCTATACGCAATAAAATGAACAAAACAATTTTTGAAAAATACGGTGTTGAACATCAGTCACAATCTCAAGAAATAAAAGACAAAAAAAGGAAAACATCTATGGAAAACTACGGGGTTGAACATACTCTTCAATCAAAAGAAGTTAGAGACAAAGGCAAACAAACAATGATGGAAAAATATGGAGTAGAAAACGCAATGAAGTCTGATATAATAAAAAATAAATTAAAAAATACTAATTTAGAAAGATATGGTGTAGAAAATGTATTTCAATCAGAAATTCATAAAGAAAAAATCAAGAATACATGTATAGAAAAATACGGTGTTGAAAATGTCATGTATAACCCAGATATAGCTGCGAGGTCATTACATAATATGGCTAAAAAGAAAATATATACATTTCCATCAGGAAATGAAGTCATGGTCCAAGGATATGAACCGTTTGCTCTCGATAGACTAATACAAATAGAACAAATAGATGAAAGCGATATAGAAACACAAAGAGAAGATGTTCCTGAAATATGGTATAATGACCCTTCAGGAAACAAACACCGTCATTATGTTGATATATTTATTCAAAACCAAAACCGTTGTATTGAAGTCAAATCTACATGGACATACCAAATGGAACATTGTTATATATTTGAAAAACAGGAAGCGGCAAAAAAACTTGGATACCATTATGAAATATGGATATTTTCAGAAAAAGGAGAACTGGTAAACACTTATATATAAAATATAATAAAGACAAAATGTATTATATTTTATCCTATATGCAAAAGTCTTGTGCTATTTACGTAGTGAATTATAAAGATGATGTTCGTCGTGAAAAAATGACACAACGTGTGAAATCGATGGGTATGGACGCGCATTTTGTAGACCCAGTCTCTACTCAAGACCCCAGAATCGCCAATCAACCAATCTCTGATTTTGAAAAAAGAAATTGGTCTATTTTTTTCCAACATGTGGATTGTATGAAACATTTCAGCGAGAACACTACATATGATTATTGTATTATTTGTGAGGACGACGTCATGCTTTCGAGAACATTGAAAACCCAGATACCAGATATTATTGATCTTTATGATAAAACCGAATTAGACATTTTACTGCTTAGTTATTTGTGGCCATTTGAAGTTGCCGAAGATAACTATTTTCCAGTATTACATCGAGATGAACAATACAAGATCCAAGGATATCCTGTCGATTTATGGGGTGCTCATATGTATTTTATGTCAAGGTCGCACGCGCGAGTACTAGTCGAAAGATATACACCAGAATATGCTATTGCTCAAACTGGAGAACAACCTTTTTGTACAGATTGGCAATTCACCAAATTTGGCAAAAGAGGACTCATAGTGCCCATGGTTGGAGTAGAAGAGGGCGATGTTAAAACAGACCATCCTGACCAAGTCAGTTTTCATCGTAGATGTTTTGAATATAATTATCATCCAGATAAGTATCTATAATGGATAATAGTCAATTTCGTATTCAAATCGAACGTTTTCATATTTTGATTTTACATATTTACAATCAATATCGAGAACCTTCATATTTTCTACAAATGAAACATTGAGATTGTTATTTATAGTATGTTCATAAACATATTTTGCGGTATTTACATTATAACTAACGCGATTATGTATTATATCGATCCATTCATTATATTTTGGCAAATAATAAAATTTGGATTTATCCAAAAAACAAGACAAATCTATTTTCTTTTTATCTGGTCTAAATGTCAATAACCACTCCTTTTTTTTACTACTATTATTCGTCTGTTGATTCTTTACATCTGAACCAATGTCAATTCCTTGAAATGAAATAGCTGTATTTATATCAAATTCTAGGTCGTTCTTATTTTGATTACATATTTGGATTTTTATAGACATTGGTCTCAATGTAGATATAATGCGTAAAAACTCGTTTGTAATAGAATTCAATAAATATTCCTCGTATTTGGAAGAATCAATATATAAATTTTCTTTTGGCAATTTTATATATAATTTTTTGAGAACCACGGCCTCTTTAATAATAAAGTCTGTTTTTTTCTGTAAGTCGGATTGTTTTACTATATCAATGGTTCCAGGGAATTCTTGCGACATCAAGTTTTTATATAAGGACCAATTTGTACAAAAAGAACCTTTATAATGCTTATCTGCTAAAACTATCAAAAAATTCATAAAATCATTCTCTCTATTTTGTTTTACTAATGACGTAATTGTGTAGGTTTCTGAATGTTTTATTTTATCCATAATTTGATTATATTTCTCTAGGTCTAATTCGTAATTTTGAACACAATCTGTAAATAAACACGAGAACATTATATTATATTATTATATATTTTCCATTTGTTACATTGACACATCCAACAAAATCCGTTTTTGTAACATTTTTTACATGACAATATACAAATTCTACTTTAGATAGACTTTTCAGTTTATTTGTATTATTTTTACACAATAATGAACCCATTTTTATTATATATTTAACTTTATTTCTATCAATATCGTAAGGTACTTTACAAATTACATGACACGACGAAATATTATTTGCGTGAAACCAAATGTCGGTTGATTCTGCAGCGTCAATCATTCGATGGTTATCTTCTTTGGAAGTGCCAACCCAAAAAGTAATTGATTTATTTAATCCTTGTATATAAACGGTTTCAATTTTCATTTTTATATGATATACTATATCATATAAAAAATCAATCAATCAATTTTTTATACTGTCGGAAAGAACTCCCAGTCCAATTCCATACATACCTTTTTCCATATCATATCTTGGTCTAACTGTTTTTCTCTATCTTTCATCATTGGAATATAAGGCAAATACTGGGTTTGGTTTAATAAAACACATAATTGATATAATGTATACGTATAATTGAAAAAATTGCGACGATTTGGAGGACAATGCATTGCCCATGGCTTTTGAATTTCAATAAAGAGAACACATAATGTTTCATGTAATTCTTCATTCATAATGGGCGGTTTAATACCAAATATAGAATTAATATATTGGATATGTTCAAAATACTTATTAAACCCTAACTTGCGCAATATTTCTCGCATCTTGTCGTAATTAATTTCGGAATAATTTTTGATACGCTCTTTTTTAATACGGTCTCTGATTGCTTGTATCACTTCGTCTGGTATCTGTGTTGTTTCTTTTGCTTGAAATTGTGATAAAATCTCTTTAAAATGATTTAATCTGATATAAGCGGTATATGATACTTCATTCGGTGGTTCTTTATTTGTCGGTTTATTGGAATCCACGATATAAGTGATAAATTTTCCACATAATGTATTATTACAAATAAGAATTCCTTCTTCGTCTTGAGGAATAAGTTCTCCAATCTTACATGATTCACATACATCAGAAGAAACAATATAATCTTGAATATTAATATAGTCATTTGTTACATTCTTCCAATAATTCTGATAGGTCATTCTCGATTGATTGTATTTCATTGAAGTTGGATTTGCTGTTTCTGGATTGTTAGATGTAATTTTAAAAAAAGAATTGAGAACATTGGTGTTTTTCTTATTGGAACCCGATGATATGTCTTTTTTTTGTTCAAAATAATCAAATATATATTTAGAGTTCTCCAAAAAATATTGCTTTTCTTGATTTTCAAAGGATTTAATTTGTTGCAGTTTAATTTTGATTAGATCTTTAGTATCCATATATTCATCTATCTTTAATGGCTTCTTCAATGTTCTCAATTTATTTTTCAGGTTCTCAATTTCCTCTTTTAATAAAGGTATATTTTCATTATTGTTCTTTTGGAAAATTAACAACATCTCTGTATGTTTTTCATCAATTGTTTTAGAACTCTTCATTTATTATTTTACTTTTATGTTTTTATATATATTTTATGTGTTTGCATATATTTATGGATTCTTTGTTCGTATTGATAGACATTTCAAAATATGTCATAGTATATAATGGAAAATCAAATACAGTTCTCGAAAAAAGAGTTTCAAAAGATGGTTTTTATTATAAACGCAATTGAAAAAGGATGGTCAGTTAAAAAAATAGAGGATTCCTATATTTTCACAAAAAAACATGAGGGGAAAAAAGAAGTATTTCAAAATGATTATTTAGAAAAGTTTGTTGAAACGAATTTGACTCTTTCTATGAACCATCATTTGTAGATTGTATCATCATATATAGAGAGAACACTCTATATATGGTCATCCATATTACAAAGATTATTATATTTACGGATGATCATTGTCGGAGTCAGATGACTCTATTTTATCAGAGTCGGAGGAATCTATTGCGAACCCGCCACCTTCGATAAACTTTACTTTTTTAGTAGTTACATTATTGATTTGTAAGATAAAAGAACCACTTGGTTTAAGTTTTTCTAGCTTAACCAATTCATGAGGATCAATGTCATTGAACTGTACTTTTGTATTCAAATAAGCAGATAGAAATATATTCTTCTCTGTATGAATAATAATATATACATGACTTAACTTTGTTACCATAAATAATATATTTGTTAGGAAAATAACGAGGGTTTGATTGCCAAGAGAATATTCACTAATAATTACACTGCTTGTTGCAATATTCACAAAATAAATACACATTACAATATAACTTATGTATTGATAGTGACGGTCAATCGCAAACAATTTTTCTCGTTTTTTTATTGGGAACATGTTAAGTCGTCTTCCAACAGAGATATTATCTGACGCAATTGTATTATTTACTTCCAGTAGTTTTATTAACGTTTCTTCTCGTCTCATTTCAAATATATACATCACTACAAAAGCAGAGATAGTTATATAATTCATAACTAGTCCTATAAAATAGAAATCACTATCCGATTCTAGATTTTCCATAAGAGTACATACATGATCATCACATCTTTGAGGAACAAATATGATTAAAAGAGAAGAAATCATTACGCGATATAATTCAAGTGATACGCTAATAACCATATTCAAGTGTTGTTGAAAATCTTGGCTTGTAACATATGTTATAATATTGTCATACAACGTTGACTGAATATTGTTATCCATCGTTTATTTATATTATAAGAATAAAAACGAATTTGCAAATATTTTCATTATACAATTTCATTATGCTTTATATAAAATATAGTATCACTACATAAATTCGTTCAATATAATCAATATTTCACTTAACGCAATAAATAACAATATTTAGCAAATTTTGTTGTCTAACAATATATAATAAATATATATAAATTATTATTTATGGGTTCAATCCAACCTGACAGTATCACGTTGAATGATGAGAATATCAAGAATTTTGTGAGCAATTATTTAAGACATAAACAAACCAATAAATCTTGTGTTGATCTAGCTGAATACGATGATGAGTATATTAAGATAGGATGTATTCATGGTATGGACATACCATCAATGAATGATTGGGATGTTAGCGAAGTAACTAATATGAATTCGCTTTTTAATGGTTTAAGCACATTTAATGAAAACATAAGCAAATGGAATGTTAGTAAAGTAAAAGATATGAGTAATATGTTTGTTGGTTGTTCAGAATTTAATCAAGATTTAAGCAGTTGGGTTGTTAGTAAAGTAGAAAATATGAGTAATATGTTTGCTGGTTGTTCAAAATTTAATCAAGACTTAAGCAATTGGATTGTTAGTAACGTAGAAAATATGAGTAATATGTTTGTTGGTTGTTCAGAATTTAATCAAAATTTAAGCAGTTGGGATGTTAGAAAAGTAGAAAATATGAGTAATATGTTTTATCGTTGTAGTAGCTTTAGAAATGGAGGAAGTAATCCATTAGTATGGATGGTTAAACCTACGACTCTAAAATATATTTATCATAATGTTGATTATAGAGAGATTAAAATAAATATAACACGTATGGATGGTAAAAAAATCACCGACGATAACATAACAGACAACGAGGATCTAAAGCTAACGTTTACATTTGAAAAAAACGGTGGTAAATATAGAATACGAAATTCAAAATATAGTTACAGTAATAAAAGAATAAATAAAACCAAAAAAAAATAAAGTAGAAAAAAAAAATCAGCAGAAGACAAGCGTGGAAAAACAAAAAATAAAAGTATACCTAATTATATTGATTTGATATAACTGAAAAATAGAAAATTGCTTTACTCTAAGTAAAACGAAGATTGATGTTCCTAAAACTTAGCAAATGAAATACTCAATAATAAAACGGTTAAACCGCTATTTTTTTCATTATAATTCGATATTTAACGGTCGTAAAATTGATATATTTTTACATTATAATATACCAATAAAATGCCAGTATGTGAATATGGTAGTTGTTCAATATCCGCATGTTTCAATGTATATGGAGAACAAAAAGCAAAGTTTTGTAGAACGCATAAAACAGATGATATGATAAATATTGTTGATAAATTATGTGAAACATGTAACATAAAAAGGGCCATGTGTAACTATAAAGGCAAATCTGGAGGTATATATTGTATTGACCATATGTTAGAAGGAATGGTAAATGTAAAAGGAAAACGTTGTTCATATAAAGGTTCAAATAATGAAATATGCTATACTGCTCCAATATATAACTATGATGGTGAAATAAAGGGTAAATATTGTATCGAACATAAATTAGAGAATATGATAAATGTTACTGGCAAACGGTGTTTGAAGAATGACTGTAACAGAATTGCGCAATTTAATTTTGATGGAATGAATAGTGGTATTTATTGTTCTCAACATAAAGAAGATGGTATGATAGATATAAAACATAAGCGGTGTGAATACGATACCTGTATGAGCAATCCTTCTTATAAATTTGAAACTGATACGAGCTCTAGATTTTGCTCAAAACATAAATTAGAAGGGATGGTAGATGGTAAACATTCAATGTGTAAAATGGAAAACTGTAATAAATCTGCAGGATATAACCTTATGGGAATAAAAACACCAATGTATTGTGTAGAACACAAGAAAGAAAATATGGTAGATGTGAAACATCATTTCTGCATGGAAACTGGATGCGACAAGCGACCAATATTCAATTATGAAGGGTGTAAAAAGGGTATTTATTGTTTTGAGCATAAAAAAGAAAATATGATTAATCTATTTATAAGATACTGTAAATCATCATGGTGTAATAGTTGCGCAAATACAAAATATGATAATTATTGTATAAACTGCTTTATTCATTTATTTCCAGATAAACCGATTACTAGAAACTATAAAACAAAAGAGAAGGCAATTGTAGATTTTGTAACAACGACATTTGATAAATCATGGATTTATGACAAACGAATTACAAATGGTTGTTCAAAACGACGTCCTGATTTATTTTTGGATATGGGAACGCATGTAATAATTATAGAGATTGATGAAAACCAACATATTAGTTACGATTGTTCATGTGATAATAAAAGATTGATGGAAATTTCGCAAGATGTAGGACATCGACCAATTATATTTATTCGATTTAATCCCGATGATTATATTGATTCAAATGGTCAAAAAATAAAAACTTGTTGGAGCTTAAATAAAAAAACGAATATATTACATGTTCCTAAAGCTAAGCAAACTAAATGGAATAATCGGCTAGATGTCTTAAAAAATCAAATTCAATATTGGTTAGATAATACTACTGATAAAACTGTTGAAATTGTTCAGATATTCTATGATAATATGTTTATGTAATATAATATATAAAATAATATAAATATAAGTTATTTTTTAATATGTAGGCGAATTTTATTTATTGTAATTTTTGTAATTTTTCTGAATTTTTTATCTTTAGGAAGTATATACCGCAAATATGGGAGGAGCTTTAATGCAGCTAGTCGCTTATGGCGCACAAGACGTTTTTCTTACTGGTACTCCTGAGATAACTTTCTGGAAAGTTTCTTACAGGCGCCACACAAATTTTGCCATGGAATCCATTGAGCAAACATTTTCCGGACAGGCTGACTTCGGTCGCCGTGTTACATGCACAATCTCCAGAAACGGAGATCTTGCTTACCGCACATACCTTCAGGTTACTCTTCCTGAGATTAACCAACAGATGAACACCTCTACCTCTGCTGGTCAAGGTGTTTATGCTCGTTGGTTAGACTACATCGGTGAGCAACTTGTTGCTCAAGTTGAAGTTGAGATTGGTGGTCAACGCATTGATCGTCAATATGGTGACTGGATGCACATCTGGAACCAACTTACCATGACATCTGAACAACAACGTGGATACTTCAAGCTTATTGGTAACACCACTCAACTTACATACATCACTGATCCTGCGTTTGCTCCTGTTGCTGGTCCTTGTGCCGCCACAGGTGCCCCAACACAGGTTTGCGCTCCAAGAAACGCTCTTCCTGAAACGACTCTTTATGTTCCTCTTCAATTCTGGTTTTGCCGCAACCCTGGACTTGCTCTTCCTTTGATTGCTCTTCAATACCACGAAGTCAAGATCAACCTTGACTTAAGACCTATTGGTGAGTGTCTTTGGGCTGTTAGCACCCTTGGAACTAGCGCTGCTGGAACCCTTTCTGTCAGCACTGCTTACCAACAGTCTCTTGTTGCTGCTTCTCTCTACGTTGATTACATCTTCCTTGATACTGATGAGCGCAGAAAGATGGCACAAAACCCTCACGAGTATTTGATCGAACAAGTTCAATTCACTGGTGATGAATCTGTTGGTTCATCTTCCAACAAGATCAAGTTGAACTTCAACCACCCTGTCAAGGAGCTCATCTGGGTTGTTCAACCTGACGCAAATGTTGATTACTGCTCATCTCTTGATGGTAGCCAAACCTTGTTCAAGGTTCTTGGTGCTCAGCCTTTCAACTACACTGACTCGCTTGATGCTCTTCCTAATGCCATCCATGCCTTTGGTGGTCCTACTGAAACTATCGGTACCAATGGCTTCATTACATCTACTGGTCTTTTCCAAATGGCTGGTGCTGTTGATGTTGCTAGTGGTGCAGGGAATAATGCTGCTTGGCTTGGAAACACTACTGAAATTCCATTCCGTCCTAACGATGGTGCTGTTCTTTCTGCCTCTGGTCTTTCTGATGCCGGAACATTCGTTCTTGCTGAAACTGCCCTTGACATGCATTGTTGGGGTGAGAACCCTGTCGTCACCGCTAAGCTCCAGCTTAACGGCCAAGACCGCTTCTCTGAGCGTGAAGGTTCTTACTTCGATGTTGTTCAACCTTACCAACACCACACTCGCGCACCTGACACTGGTATCTGCGTTTACTCATTTGCTCTAAGGCCTGAGGAACATCAGCCCTCAGGGTCATGTAACTTTTCCAGAATCGATAACGCTGTTCTCCAACTCGTGCTATCGTCTCCTACTGTTTCTGGAACTGCTACTGCTAAGGTCCGTGTCTACGCTGTTAACTACAATGTTCTCCGTGTCATGAGTGGCATGGCTGGCGTGGCCTATAGCAACTAAATCAATGTAATAATAGTATTAGTTGTAAAACAATATAAAGAAAATTCCATAATATAAATCATATACTATGGAAATCTGCGGTGTTAGTATTAAACCTTCCTTTTCTACTAGTGAATTTGATGAAATAACGCAAAAATTAAAACTTAAACATACTATTATAGGTTTTATTGATGGTGATGTATTTTCTAATACTGTAAAAAATCCAATATGGGTTATATTAGAAAATGCTCAAATTTATTTATTATTACTTTCTTCTAATTCGGAAGACATTACAAAATTATGTATTGAATCATATAATAAAATACTTAATTTTGAAAAAGAAATAAATAATAATAAAAAAATAAAATGGAATGTTTCACACAATGGATATATATGTGGTTCTGTATCAAAAAATGGTGTATTAAGTATGCATCAAGTTATAATGAATTATTACAACAATGGAACTGGATCTGAAGCTCTCAGTGTAGATCATATTGATAGAAACAAATTAAATAATACTCTATCTAATTTACGAATTGCTACTTGTAAAGAACAAAATCAAAATAGAAAAGGTGTAATACCAGGAACAAAATTAGCACGGCAACATCAAGCAAGAGAACTTCCAGAAGGAATTTTACAAGAAGATATGCCGAAATATGTGAATTATAATGTAAATGTTTGGGATAAAGAAAAAAATAAAACACGAGATTTCTTTCGGATAGAACGACATCCGTTAATATATCCAAAAGTATGGGAAGGAACAAAGTCAATGAAAGTATCAATTAAAGATAAATTAGAACAATGTAAAAAGGTGTTGTATGGATTAGATAATGGAGTTTTACCAAGTTATTCTCAGCGTGAATTACCAAAGCATGTATATTTTTCTATTATACATGAACAACAAAATTTAGTATATGACAATAGAAATACTAAACATACAAAAAAAATGAAAATTAAAGATGAATTATTTGACATAAATAATCCTGAAAAAAGAGAGAAACAAGTATATATTTTCAATCATCTGATTATGAAAACATACGGTGAAGATGAATCTATTTTACCTGAAGAGTATGAATATTGTGGAGAACCAATTGATGAAAAAGAATTAAATGAAATACTTATTAAACTACCAAAATACGTTTGTTTATTGAATGAAGGTGGAAATACAATATTAGCATTTAATCGATGTGTAGATAAAACAAGACTTAATAAAAAGATCAAACTATCAAATAACTATGAAAAAATAGAATCAACACCAGAATTATTAGATGATATACAAAAAGGAATACCATTATTAAATAAAGAAATTATTAAAAAATATGGAAAAGAATATGCTATAATAGAACTTTCTGAAAAACAAACAGAAGAAATTATAGAAAATATAAAAGAAGAACAAAATGCTGGATTTCCAATGTATACACGTATACAAACATTTAAAAATGGTAATTATTTAGTATTTAATAAAAACTTTGAAAAAAAAAGATTAAATACAACTATAAAATTACCAGATAAATATAATAAAAATCAACAGTTGAATAAATTAAATCAAAAAATAATAGAATTATACGGAGAGATTCATAAATTGAATTTAACCGATTATCCAATCGAAACAATCGTTAAAAAAATACAAATTCCAAAGGATATGTATATTATTTTAAATTGTAAAACACCTTATTTATATATTAACAATGATTCAATAACTATTATACATAAATTACAAAAGGATTATGATTTACAAAATGAAATAGATTATTTTTATAATAATCAATCATTATATACCCCAGTTACAAATCAATCATATGATAAATATTTAAATAGTTATTCTATTTGGAAACCTAATCGTATAAGTTTAACTATAAAAAATAAAAAAATTGCTATTTTATACAAATATAAAACCGAAGAGTTTTTACATTATTATTCTATGACTCTTCCAACAGATGAATTTAATATATATTTGTATTTAATTTATATGAATACTGATATTATACATAGATATGGAAAAGAATATAGTATTTTTTATGTTCCAGAATAATAATTTATTTACATAATACAACTATTTTCGAAAAACAAAATACTAAAGATAAATATATTATAAGTAAAATAAAAATCAATATAAAAATACGAATCAATAAATAGTAACATGTCTTACAAACAAGTAAATACGCAAAAACAGTTATTGTTGGATAATTTAATGGAATTTTATAAGAATAACGAGAACTTAAAAAAGATGACCAATGTCATTAATGGTGAATCGAAAATATCTCTGCGAATTATTGATTGGTTTGTAACAAATTATGCAAAGAAATATTATACAGTATATGAAATACCGCAAATAATACATGGAATACCATCAGACACGCATAAAATAAGGTTCAAGGTATATAATGATTACAAGTTGAAACTGAAAGCATATGCAAAGAAGAATTTCGATCCTTTTTGTAGATGGGAGAGAATTTCCATACCGTACGACAATGACAACTATATGGAAACGACAATCGGTCAGCTTAACTTTTTCAAATGGGCAATTGAGAGTAAAATAATTGATTATATTCAACAGCAATATCAAGAAATAGAGAACGATATGAATACACGGAATAGCACATCAAAACGATTAGCAAGTATTGAAAAAGATGATAATGGAAAAACGAGAAAAAAACGCGAAGAATTATCTATATCGGCATGTAAATGTATTAAAAAAGAGGATGTAAAGATTATTGTCAAGTTTAACTAATAAAAATAATAATAAATGATTCAAATATAAGAATCATTTATTATAGTATAATGGATATAACAAAAAAATATGTAATGTCAAATATAAAAATACCTATTGAAATAAAAGAAAATAACAAATGCGAACCATATATGGATTTATTACAAATGGAAATTACACCATTAGACCATTTACCAGATCCAATCACAGACACTGTATTAAAAGAACAATTGAAACAGAATTTGTATATCTTTTTGAGTAAAATGTTTCCTGAACATAGAGACGAGATACCAGGTTCTTCACCTGAACAAATAAATGTTATACAAGAATCAAAACCAAACTCCGAATCAGAACCAAAACCCGAATCAGAATCAATACATCAGATATACATAGACAAGGAAGAAATAAAAAGATTAAAGAAACCGATGAATACAACATTCAAAACGTATAATAAAAAAACGTGTAAAAAATATACTATAAAAAATTACGATAATAATGGTCTTTGATTTTTCTGAATACGCATAGGATCCGGCATGACTAATGGTATACGATCAATAATAGCTAAACTTTCCAACTCTTTCAATGCTGGTTTTGTTTCAGGTAAAGGACTGACTAGATTTGTTGATCCAATACCTTTTAAATAAGAATCAATGTCTGCGTAATTATGCGATAATGTAGCAGGACCCATTTGACCCATTATTAACCCATCGCCAGCAAAATGAGTTGTAATCGCCTTTCCATTCGGTTGATGTTCATACATAGAATATAGTCTTTGTGATTGTCTAGATTCTTCTTCGGCACGATAATTTCCTCTGTCATTTTTATTTCGTGTAGAAGTCATTATATATATGATAAATATTTTTTATTTTTGTAAAAATCGATTCTTTAATGTAATATAAAAAGGGTTTTTGTCAGAGAATTCATTAGGGTTCTCCAAAAATGCATTCCATACATTATAAAAATCGCAAAAATAATCATAAGACAAAAGTATACACAACCCAGTATCTTTATCCAATGATATCATTAATGCAGCTGCTAAACTATATAGTTCGTCGAATAAAATATTTCCTGAAGTTTTTTCAAGAATATTTGCCATTCCTTTGCTCATCGCAACTTCATCTATTAATAGTTCATCACAAGTTTCATCATCATATTCATATTGTTTTATTTCTACCTGTATATTTTCTACATTCATATTGAAAAATTTACGAATAGAATTGCGATATTCTTTATTGTTGGAATACATATATGATAAAACAAATAATATTTATATCTTTGTAAATATTATTGAATTTATTTCTTAGAAGTTTTGCGACGACGACTTCTTGTCTTGCGACTCTTAGACTTCGACTTCTTAGACTTCTTTGATTTTTTAGAGCGGCGTTTAGCACCACCGGATAAAGGTAGTTTTGGCATTTCGCTATTGCCACCTTTAACACGTGCTTCAGCACCACTAGTTGATAAACCAGTTACATCACTTGCGAAATCAGCGATACCTGTCATTATATAGTATATATAGATATTTATTTGGACATTGTGGCATTTAACAATTCGCGAGCTGAAGCTCCTCCTCTAATCCATCCGTCCATTGCCATTTCTTGAACCAAGTTTGCCGGATTTGTTATTTGTGAACGCAATTCGTCTCGCATAGGGTATTGATTACAGTCCATATATGATTTTTCAGAGATAGTTCCAACGCTTTTTAAATCACGTATCATTTCGCCCTGCTGAAGTTGTGACTCTAATGTAGGATCACCGCCACCTTTTCCTAAATAAGGAACAGTTAAAAACGGACGTTGAAACAATTGGAGTTTTTCAAATGGTCTTTCATTTTCAGATTTATTAAATAGATTTGATTCAATATCAATTACTGCACTTGCAACGCCGCCATTTCTAACAAGTATACCTGGTTGTTGAGTAGCAAATTGAACCTGGCTATCGGAAGCACTATTGCTAAAAAAATTTGAAACGGTGTAACTGCCAAATCGAGTATTCTGAATATTCTGTTGTGTTTGATCTGTCATATCAGCGCTAAGACTTCCCATATTGTTGAATGTATAACTATGAAGAGAAGACATAATATAATATATACATACTTTTATATTTTTTATAGATTGTTAATTTGTATGTCTATCTAGATTTCTTGCACAAGCAAATAAATTGCCCTCTTTACATGACACCATACTTCCGTAACAAAAATCGGCAAATCCAGCTTGATCATTCGGTATTGTTGTCGCTGAATTAGAATAAAAAGGTTGTAATGATTGTTCAAATAAAAATTGTTCGCCTAAATCTGTAAATAATTTGTCTGCAATATCTGGTTGTCCGGGGTTTTGTTCAATGACTAATTGTTTTGCTTTGTCTAAAATGGTGGCATTTACATTTTGGTTAAAAGATGGTGGCGCAGGTTTTTTCTGAGGATTAAATTCATAGTCAGGAATTAAAACATTTGAGAACGGATTGTTAGACGATGGTTGATCAAATGTTGTATTAGGATTTGTATCATACCCTTTCAAAACTTCTAAAGCAGGATTTTCAAAGCCTTCTATTTTATTTTTAATACCAATCGCCTTGTCGGCTTCTTTATTATGATAATAATGTAGTAAAAATATTGCGCCAATCGTAATCGCTCCAACAAATAAAGTGCGAAAATTGTGTGTATATAAATAACTAATGACTGTTAAAAAAATAATGGTTCTCGAAATTGCATTTAGTTTTTGATTATATGTCATAGATTCAATCGGAAAAAACTCCATAATATATTGACTTTGAAAAAGAACATTTGGATTGTCTGACCAGAATGGGACAATCAATTGTTTGTATTCATCCATTATTTTATTATTATGTGTATTGCCTGAAATATCTAATGTGAATTCACTATGTGTCATTATATATATTGATTGTTATTTTTTTTACTAAAAAACAACAAGAGACAGTCATTTTTATTATGCTGTTCGTTTTATACAGGTTTTGTCAACAGTAAAAGTATCAATTTTTTTACTTTGCGGAACAATCTTTATGATACATTTTGATTTTTCACCATATAACGGTTCGGTACATCCTTTTTCAGAAGACTTTGGTATTTTTTTCACCGTTTTCCTACGTTTTACAAGGTCCTTATATGATTTAGTACATCTAGACCGAAAATGTTCATATCTTTCTCTAACCATTTCATAAGACAATCCTGATTTTTTACCAAGCATTTTATTAATGACTTCATGAAGATGATAAATATATTTTGAGAACGTAGCGCGAGATTTCATTTCTTTCCATGTTAATGGTAATTTTTTGAAATTTTTCTTCAAATTTTTTCTGCATTTTCCACAAGGCAAAACATTTTGTAAATTTAAAATGAATGACTGATAATGGCGTTTATCATCACATGTAGGAAGATGTGGATAATTAAAACTCATGGTATGTAAATAATGCCACATACTTGGACCCCATACAGACGTTAACATTCCGTCTCCGCTATTATAATCCTTTTCCGTAAATACGGATTTTGTGTTCATTGACTTCTTAAATATTGTCTATAAAATAAAATTTACAAATATATTTAGTAATGTGTTTATTATAAAAATAAAAAATATATTGGAAATATATAATGGCAAAACTAATACCCTATATAAATACGTTATTTAAACCTTATTATAAATATATTACTGGAATTGTACTACTAGTTCTCTTTATTTTGGTTTCCAAGTTTGTATATGAAACATATTTTGTTAAATATAATAAAAATAAAGAATTGGCAAATGTAGCGAACGCAAAGAATACAAAACAAATTTGCGCGGTTTATTTTTTCTATGTAGATTGGTGTCCTCATTGTGTTAAAGCAAAACCAGAATGGAATAATTTTAAAGATCAATATAATAATAAAGTAATCAATGGGTATGTATTGAAATGCTACGATATAGACTGTACAAAAGATAATGGAGACGAAGTGATTCAATTTGATAATTCAACTGGTAAATATGGAGATATAGATCAAGAACTATATGAAAAAGATAAGAATGGGGAATATAAGAAAGACGAATCTGGGAATAAGATACCATTACCACAACAACAGTTGGCAAACAAGATTCCTATTCAACCTACACCTATTAAATTGTCTGCGTTAATTCAGAAATATAATATTGATTCTTATCCAACCATCAAACTTACAAAGGGTGATTTAGTGGTTGAGTTCGACTCTAAAATAACAAAGGATACATTGGTTCAATTTGTTAATAGTGTATAAGTTATTTGTTGGATGCTCTAAATAAACCAGACTTTACATTTTTCTTTAAACGCATTTATTCCACTATATACCAGGTCTTGCCTATCATTCTTGTTATATAGTACTTCTAGACAGTAATCAATTGTTGTTTCTTTTGAAAAAAAATGAATATTATAAGGAATCTGTATCGTTTTTTCATTCGAAAAAAAATCAACATTATTAATTAGTCGGTTCATTAATACATTCAATAGGTCAAATATATTCGATTCTTCATTGATTGACCTTGGTGGGTTTATTTTCTTATTATTGTTACCCAATGAAATACCTAGAATTTCATCTAGGTTTGTAACATTTTCTATACATTTTGAGATAGGATAATTTAAAAAGAATCCACCATCTATATAGCAGTTATCATCTTCTACAATAGGTGTAAATATAATAGGTATTGAACAAGACGCATATATTGCGTCAACCACTAACCAATCTGGATGTGTTTTATATGATATATCTAATAATGTAAATGAATTCAGTTCAGTAACATAAATATGAAAATCTATTTTATTATAATCATATAATTGCTGCATAGTAATATTAAGATTCAAATCAACGGACTTTAATAACGGAGAAAATAATTCTATGAAAAACATTTTATTAATAAATCCTTTATTATCGATTGCTTCGAGAACCGAACATACAGATTTTTTACATACTTGTTCCCATGGACGATTAATAAAATACTCCTTTAATATATTATGATCAATTTTTAAAGCAACAGATAATCCAACTACTGCTCCAATAGATGTTGAATATATAGATTCAATATCATCTATATTCAAAAATCCGGAACAAATAGCTTCATATATAATACCAAACGCAGATAGACCCCAAATAGACCCACCGGAAATAACAAGATGTTTTATTTTTCTTTGAATAATGGCGGTTTCATCAATGTTCTCAGATTCATGTTCTATTTTCTCTGTTTCACCTTCCATGTTCTCAAAATTCATTTACAATAATAAATTGGCAATGTTTAATTTGTTTACAAAAAATATCATATATGATATATAAATGTCATGTTTGTTATATGTAAACGATGAAGAAGCACAACGTAAGATAAATATAGATGAATTATATGAGAAAAAACATCAGAGAGATTTGAAACAAATGTCTATTTTTAATAAGATATTGAATCGTATTCATAAGAGAATACAATTAACTGGTCGAAATAAGCGTCATGAAAAATATGCATGGTTCACAGTTCCTGAATATATTTTTGGAGAACCAAACTATGATCAAGGAGAATGTTTAGGATATTTAGTGAGTAAATTAGAAGAAAACGGGTTTTTTGTGAAATATATGCATCCAAATACATTATTTATTTCATGGGAGAACTGGATACCATCGTATACAAGAAATGAAATTAAGAAAAAACTAGGTATAGTTCTCGATGAAAAGGGGAATGTTCTCGAAAAGGCGGATGAAAATATAGAAATAGAAAGCCACGATCCAAATGTTCGTCTATTAAATCATAATAAAAATCTAGAGAAAAAGGATCAAAAACAATACACTCCTATTGACAAATATAAACCTACAGGAAATATGGTATATAATCCTGAATTGTTTACAAAATTAGAAAAGAAGGTAACCTTTGCTTAAAAGAATGTATGTTCTCAAACACCATTGATAATACAAAAAAAAAGGTCGATTATCGCCATGTTGACATCTAGATAAATAAATATAATACAAAATAATAATACTGTTTGAAATAATGGTTATTATTGGCGTTTCCAATCGTCGCAAAATAGTCAACAAATTATATATTGAACAACCTGTTGTAATACACGCATATGTATCTACATATTTTCTAGGAGCAATTTGATAGACATCATCGAAACTTGTTAGTGTAGTTCCAGCGATGTATTCGGGATTCCTGAGCCTTTTATATAGATAAGTAACTGGACATTCGCCATTCAAATATGTATATGATAATAATATCATTGTATAGTAATTTACGAATGCTATATCATCTTGACAAATAAACGAATAAATCGATAAAAAAAACGAATGACAAATATGATATATTCCAATGATTTTCATATAATTATTATATAACTATAAAATTGAAGTTTTTTATATTCATATCAAGAAGACAATATAAATATGTCATTAACAGTTCATTCTAAGAAATGCGTTAAAAATAAAAAAGATAAAAATAACGTAAGTATAGAATCAATGCAACATCAAAATCAAAAAACCCAAAAACAAGAAAAAACGCAGAAAACAATTACAAAAAAGAAAAAGATAAATTTATCGATTGTTGACAAAGACAAATTATGGGATATTTTTGATAAGGATGTTATTGATGTTAATGATAATATACATGAGAACATTGAAGTTATTTATGATGGAAAATCAGAATCGGAAGCAGAGTCTGGAATATGTAAATTATGTAGTTCTACGCTGATTATTATGGAAGATGGTTTTCCAACATGTACAAATAGTTCATGCGGAATAATATATAAGAATACTTTAGATTATTCGCCAGAATGGCGGTTTTTCGGCGCTGATGATAAAAACGCAAATGATCCTACACGTTGCGGAAATCCAGTCAATCCATTATTAATGGAATCTTCATTTGGTTGTAAACTATTGTGTAATACAAAATCGTCATATGAAATGAAAAAGATTTCAAAATGGACGTCGTGGCAAGCAATGCCACATAAAGAAAAATCGCTATATGATGAATTTCAGTTTATTACTATAATGGCACAAAACGCAGGAATTCCAAAAATATTTATAGACGAGGCGATAGCGATTCACAAAGATATTTCAGAACAACAAATGTTTAGAGGATTGAATCGCGATGGAATAAAATCGGCATCGATTTATATTTCTTGTAGATTGAATGGATGTCCGAGAACAGCTCATGAGATTGCTGAAATATTTAGATTGGATAAAACAAGCGCAACAAAAGGTTGTTCTATGGCAGTAACTATATTAGCGAATATTGAACGTAGTATGGCACCGGAACATCAAACAGATTTATGTACTACAACACCCAGTTCATTTATAGATAGATATTGTAGCTTGCTTTGTATAAATATAGAATTAACTATGTTGTGTAAATTTATTGCAAATAAAATACAACAAAAAAATATTATAACCGACAACACCCCTCATGCGATTGCTTCAGGAATTATTTATTTTGTATCACATACATGTGGATTAAATATATCAAAAACGGATATATATTTGAAATGCGGGGTGAGTGAAGTAACAATTAATAAATGCTTTAAGAAAATGGAGAACATAAAAAGCGAATTAGTTCCACAGTGTATTTTGGATAAATACAATTAAACACATTATTTATTTTAGACGTATATATATTTTGATTTTTTTATAGTCTTTTGTTTAGAAAAATAGTTTTAGATTTCAAAATAAAATATAAATTATTTTATATAAATGTCTGATAGTGAGAACATTACAATAGAGATTGATGAATCTGTAATATCAAGTGATATTCCTCAGGAAGAACCTTCCGTTGTCGAAGAACCAGTAGTTCTCGAAGAACCAGCAGTTGTCGAAGAGCCCGTGGTTGTCGAAGAACCTGTGGTTGTCGAAGAGCCCGTGGTTGTCGAAGAACCTGTGGTTGTCGAAGAACCTGTGGTCGAAGAACCTGTCGTCGAAGAGCCCGTGGTTGTCGAAGAACCTATAGTGGTTGTCGAAGAACCTATGGTTGTCGAAGAACCTGTTGTCGAAGAACCTACAGTGGTTGTCGAAGAACCTGTCGTCGAAGAACCTGCGGTTGTCGAAGAGCCCGTGGTTGTCGAAGAACCTACAGTGGTTGTCGAAGAACCTGTCGTCGAAGAACATACAGTGGTTGTCGAAGAACCTGTCGTCGAAGAACATACAGTGGTTGTCGAAGAACCTGTCGTCGAAGAACATACAGTGGTTGTCGA